TTGCAAATGATGGTGTGCTGACCAACACAACTGCCGGGGCATTCACGGTTAACCTGCCAGCGTCTCCATCCAATGGAGATCAGGTCATCGTTGCTGATGCGGCGGGTACTTGGGGGACAAACAACCTCACCGTAGGGCGCAATGGAAACAACATAGCTGATGTGGCGCAGGACTTGGTTTGCGACATCAGCGGGGCGTCTGTTCAGTTTGTCTACAACAGTTCTGGTACAGCAAGCTGGGAAGTGTTTGCACAGATTGGCGGCAATGGCGGCACGGCTGTCACGCTGACCGGGACACAGACTCTCACCAACAAGACGCTGACAGCCCCGGTATTGACTGCACCTGTCCTTGGTACACCAGCAAGCGGGACGCTGACCAATGCAACGGGACTGCCTCTGACTACTGGCGTAACGGGTAACTTGCCGGTTACTAATTTAAACAGCGGCACATCTGCCTCGGCTTCTACATTCTGGCGTGGCGATGCTTCTTGGGCCGCTATTTCTGCTGGCTTTACGCTTGGCACCCCGGTAGCTACAACCTCTGGCACAAGCATTGACTTTACGGGGATTCCAGCGGGTGTTAAGCAAATCATAATTTCATTTGTTGGCGTTTCCACAAACGGAACATCTAATAAACTGCTTCAAATAGGTGATTCTGGCGGAATTGAGACTACAGGATATACGAGCAATTCTCATGTTTTTAACGGCGCAACCATCGGTTTCTCCACAGCCGCATCGGGCTATGCTATTCAATCTATTGTTGCTTCGCAGCAGTTGAATGGCAGCATTACTTTAACTCTTGAAAATTCATCGGCATTTACGTGGGCTGGAACTGGATTGTTATGTGACACTGTTGCTGGCGACATAACTTTTACTACAGCGGGAACCAAATCACTCTCAGCGGTGCTTGATCGTGTTCGTCTTACAACTAGCGGTGGAACAGATACATTTGACGCTGGACAAATCAACATTGCGTACATTTAAGGAATCATCATGCACACCATACAAGCAAATGTAAGCACTGGCGAGATTGTTCAGATTCCCTATACGGCTGAAGAGCAAGCCGAATACGATACAAAGAAGGCAGCGTGGGATGCTGGCGCTAACGACCGCAAAGCCGCAGAGGTTAGGGCAGAGCGCAGCGCAAAACTAGCTGCAACGGACTGGACTCAGGGTGCTGATACGCCCCAAGCCACTAAAGATAAATATGCCCCATACCGCCAAGCACTGCGCGATGTACCAGCACAAGCAGGGTTCCCAAACACTGTCGTTTGGCCCACTCAGGAGTAAGCCATGACAACCCTATCTGACATCATCACGCCAACCAACCTTGTCACGGCAACGGGAACCCAGACGCTGACCAACAAGACCATTGCTTTTGGTAGCAACACCCTGTCTGATGTGGCAAGTCTATCTACGGCCCAGACCTTTACAGGTACTCAGACATTCAGCGGTACATCAGCTACCCTTGCGATGATTTTGAACGACACGGCAGAGGTGGCAACAGTCTCAGCAACAGCGGCTACAGGCACGATCAACTACGATGTCACCACCCAGTCTGTCCAGTATTACACTAGCAACGCATCAGCCAACTGGACTGTCAACTTCAGGGCGTCCAGCGGCACATCGTTGAACACTGCCATGACTACGGGGCAGTCTGTGACTGTGGCTTTCTTGGTCACGCAAGGCTCGACTGCCTATTACAACAATGTGGTTCAGGTAGATGGCACAACAGTGACTCCCAAGTATCAAGGCGGCACAGCACCAGCGGCTGGTAACGCAAGTTCGGTCGACGTCTATATGTACACCATCGTGAAGACGGGCAGTGCGGCATTCACTGTCTTTGCCTCGCAGACCAAGTTTGCATAAGGACTGATATGCCATTAGTACAAACAAGGGGTGCGGCATCAGCCCAAGGCTTTGGTGAGTTTGCACAGGCGACTGTTGCCAACTACATTGAGGACGTGTTCAGCACGTTTCTTTATACGGGTACAGGTGCTACGCAAACCATCATCAATAATATTGACCTGTCTGGTAAGGGTGGATTGACTTGGAGTAAAGATAGAAGTGCGGCAAGAACAAATAGTTTAATTGACACTGTGCGAGGGGCAACATTTGAAATAACCAGTGATGACGCAGGACAGCAGACAACGGAATCAAATGGTTTAAATCAATTTAATAGTAATGGGTATAGGATAGGCCCGGCAAATAATGTCAATGCTTCTGGTGAAAACTTTGTCTCGTGGACATTCCGAGAGCAAGCAAAATTTTTTGATGTTTTGACGTATACGGGGACAGGAGTTAACAGAACTATTGCCCACAATCTCGGCTCAGTGCCGGGTTGTATTATGGTCAAGCGAACAACTACGTATGGTTATGATTGGGCTGTCTACCATCGCAGTCTTGCCAATACCGAATACCTTGTTTTAAACAGCACAGCCGCCAAAGCTACAGGCGCAACATGGTGGAACAGCACAACCCCTACAAGCACAGTCTTCAGCGTAGGCACTGACGCAAGTGTTAACGCATCAGGCGCAACATACGTAGCCTACCTCTTTGCCCATGACGCAGGCGGCTTTGGCCTGACGGGTACGGACAATGTGATTTCGTGTGGGTCGTTTACTACTGATGGCAGTGGTAACGCTACGGTGAGCCTTGGGTATGAACCGCAGTTATTCATGCGAAAGAATATAGCTTCTGGACAATGGACAGTGTTTGACAATATGCGAGCAATGCCAGCGACAGTAAATACAGCATCATATTTATTCTGGAGTAATGCTGCCGCAGAGTCCGCAAATGAAAATGGCCCACTGCCAACGGCTGTAGGAGTTTCTTTAACTGGTTTTGCGGCAAGTGAAACCTACATCTACATAGCCATACGCCGTGGCCCGATGAAAGTGCCTACGCTGGGGACGAGTGTTTATAAAGGCACTACATACTCAGGAACAGGTTCAATTGCAACAATATCAGGAGTTGGTTTTTCACCTGACATGGTTATGACAAAACCAAGGTCGCCTGATTATGGATATTACGGCACAGACTATGACCGCCTTAGAGGTGTAAATCAACGGCTTTCTATGAACACAACAGCTGCTGAAAATACAGTTTCTGGTGTTAGTGCTTTCAATATGGATGGTTATTCTTTAGGTATTGATGGAAATTTAAATAGCTCGGCAGTCATTTATGTAAGTTGGAGTTTTCGCCGCGCCCCCGGCTTCTTTGATGAGGTTTGCTATACGGGGACGGGAGCTGCTGGTCTTACAGTGGCGCATAATTTAACGGTAGTACCTGAGCTGATGATTGTAAAAGGTCGTAGCATTGCTGAGGAGTGGAATGTTTATTTTGGTAATAATACAAATTATCTAAAATTAAACAGAACTGATGTACCTCAAACCTCCACAACAAGGTGGAATGACACAAGTCCTACTTCTTCTGTTTTTTCGCTTGGTACATCTAATTGGGTAAATGGTTCTGGCTCTACATATGTAGCCTACCTCTTCGCAACCTGTGCTGGTGTGTCCAAAGTGTTTTCATATACAGGCAACGGCTCATCACAGACAATTAACTGTGGCTTCACAGGCGGGTCAAGATTCGTAATGATTAAGCGTACAGACTCAACTGGTGATTGGTACGTCTGGGACAGCGCAAGGGGAATTGTGGCAGGGAATGATCCACACCTCAGCCTTAATTCAACAGCCGCTGAAGTCACGACAGACGACAGCGTGGATACTGACAACACAGGGTTTATTGTTAATCAGGTATCAGCAACAGACGTTAACGTAACTTCTGCAACCTACATTGGACTCGCAATCGCATAAGGACACATCATGCAAATCAGAACAAATGACGGTCAGGTAATGTACGAGGCAGAGTTTCGTGCATACCAAAAAGCCAATGGTGGCCCAGCGTGGGACACAACGACAACCGAGGTCTTGACAGCACTAGGCGCTGATGTAGTCTTTGAAGGCCCACAAGCCTCTGGCGGGACGGTCTACCAGTACAGCCAAGCGGCTGGTGTTGAGCAGATTGATGGCAAGTGGTACACCAAGTACATCCTCGGCCCTGTTTTCACCGACACAGCAGACTCAACTGCTGCCGAGCAAGAGGCTGCTTACAAGGCCAGCAAGGACGCAGAGCAAGCCAAGGCGATACGCACCAGCCGGGATGACAAGCTGACTGAGACTGATTGGCGGTTTCGCAGTGATATGACACCTTCACAGGCGTGGAAAGATTACTGCCAAGCCTTGCGAGACATCCCAGCACAGGCTGGATTTCCTTGGACCATAACTTGGCCTGACGCACCATGAGTGAAATAGACATCCGATTGACGAGCCACGAGGCCGTTTGTGCTGAGAGGTATGCACAGATCAATGCGCGGCTCAAAAGGCTTGAGGGCGTGATTATGAAGACCACGGGTGTCTTGATTGTTTCCATGTCCGCTATCGTTTACGCCTCTTTGACATTTGGGCGATGATGTGGATTTATTTGAAGTCCTATCCAAAGCATGGCCGATCCTGCTGGCGCTGATCACCCTGATTATCGTCTTGGCAAAGTTGGATTTGCGCGTGGCGGTACTGGAAGAGAAGATCAAGGCTTTATTTGAAATGTGGAATAGGCGGGACAAATGATTGACCTTACCAAAGCCATTGGAGCAGTCGCAGCCAGCATTGCAGCCATTGGCGGCGGGTACACGTTGGCAGACAAGTTTGGGTGGTTTGACCGAGCTATCCTTGAGTGGTCACCAGAGCATTTTAAAATTGTGGCAGCGGCGGGGCAACCTATCAATGTGACAGTGGCCCGGATCAAAAAGCGGGATGACTGCTCCGTGGAGAGTTTTACCCCCAGCATCCGTGACGCCGCAGGTATGGTGCATGAGGCAACGACTACGGCGAGCAAGTTCAGCGGCCCAGCAGGGCCAACAATTGACACGTTCACGTACCAACTCACGATGGTGAGAAAAGAGAAGATTGCGCCGGGTTCAGCTACATTGCTGGCAACGATCAAGTACAAATGCCCGGAGGGTGAGCGTGTGGTTCAGTACCCCCGCCATGCAAACCTGAGTTTTGACCTAAAGGACAAATGATGCTAACCCTACTCTCATCGCTATTTGGTTTCCTTGCTGGCGGCTTGCCCAAGGTGCTTGGTTTTTTCCAAGACCGCGCAGACAAGACCCACGAACTCACGATGGCAAGGCTCCAGACAGAGCGCGAACTGGAACTCCGCAAAGCTGGCTTTGAAGTCATGCAGCGGGTGGAGGAGATCAAGTTTGAGGGGCAGATGGTTGAAGCTGCATCAGCCGAGCGCAGCGCCCTGTACGCGCACGACATAGCCATTGGTCAAGGTGCAAGCCAGTGGGTGATCAATCTGCGGGCGGGCGTAAGGCCCAACATCACTTACGGTATGTTCCTCCTGCTGGTGTTTGTTGAGGTGGCTGGATTTGCTTATGCATGGCATCACGCCGTAGATTTTCAGATCATGCTGAATAACCTTTGGGACGATGAAACGCAAACTATCTGGACGTTGATCATCAGTTTCTGGTTTGGAAGCCAAGCGTTCAGCAAGAAATGAAAGTCTCTCAACGGTGCAAAGAGATGATCAAGCACCATGAGGGGGTGCGATTTAAACCGTACCGCTGCCCAGCGCGGCTCTGGACTGTAGGAGTAGGCCATGTTTTATACCCCGATCAAGGTCGTTTACCTCTGGATCAAAGAGACGCTTACCCGCTTAAAGCGGAAGATAACCGCGTATTTTCAGGAGCCGAAGTAGATGGAATCCTTGGTGCTGATCTCCAGCGATTTGAAGTTGGGGTCGCCAAACTTTTTCCTGTGGTTCTTACCCAAGGCCAAAACGACGCTCTTGTCAGCTTTGCTTTTAATCTCGGTCTGGGCGGCGTACAGCGATCAACCCTCCGTCAGAAGGTTCTTCGGGGAGAGGTTGAAGCGGCGGCAGACGAGTTCTTGAAGTTTACACGGGGCGGGGGTAAAATCCTACCGGGGCTAGTCAAGCGCAGAAACGACGAACGCGCTCTGTTCCTATCTTAGGATTGATCCATGCCACTACAGAAAATTCAGCTCAAGCCGGGTGTAAACAGGGAAGGAACTCGTTACGCTAGAGAGGGCGGCTACTACGAGTCGGATAACGTCCGGTTTCGGCAAGGTACACCTGAAAAGATAGGCGGCTGGGTACGCATATCTGCTAACACGTTCTTGGGCGTCTGCCGTTCCCTGTGGAACTGGGTCACCTTTAGTTACCAGAACCTGATTGGGGTTGGCACAAACCTCAAGTTCTACATACTTAATGGCGGTACTTACTACGACATCACCCCTACCCAGACTGTCCACACGCTAACCAACCCGTTTGCCACAGTCAACGGCTCAACTACGGTCACAGTCACGGACGCCACGGGCGGTTACATCAACAATGATTTCGTGACGTTTACAGGTGCTACCGCAGTAGGTGGCATAACGATCTCTGGCGAGTATCAGATAGCCTATTCCGTTGGTACGACCTACACCATTACCGCAGCATCTGCGGCAACGTCTACAACTACAGGTGGCGGCACGGTCTATGCTGTTTATCAAATCAATACTGGCCCTGCTTACGCTGTACCGTTGGTGGGCTGGGGTTCTGGCACTTGGGGTTCTGGTACTTGGGGCAACAGCGCCACTTCTTCGGACGCTATGCGGATATGGAACCAATTTAACTTTGGTGAAGACCTGATCTACGGCCCGAGGGGTGGGCCACTGTACTACTGGGATGCCACTATCGGCTACCAAGCGGCTACAGTTACCATGACAATTGCCAACCCCTGCGTTGTCACTTCTACTACTGTCCTTCCTGATCTGACAGCCATTGTGTTTGAAACCACTGGCGCACTGCCAACAGGTCTGCTGGTAGGCACAACCTATTACACCCGGTTTGTGTCGTCTACCACATTCAACCTGTCGCTGACCCCCACAGGGGCGCTCATCATCACTACGGGCAGTCAGTCGGGTACGCACACGGTATCCCAGCGTGGAGTACTGGTATCACAGCTAAATGGGGCAAGCAGTGTTCCACTGACTCAAATAGCGTTCCTTGTCTCTGACGCAAGCCGTTTTGTGCTTTGCTTTGGAACCAACGACATTGGATCAACGTCAGTCAATCCACTCCTAATCCGGTGGTCTGACCAAGAAAGTGTTGTGGAGTGGTCGCCAGCAATTACCAATCAGGCAGGTAGCATCACCCTGTCCCACGGCTCTACCATCGTGACAGCTATCCAGAGCAAGCAAGAGATTGTGGTGTTTACAGATGCTGCCCTTTATTCCCTTCAGTACCTTGGCCCACCGTATGTCTGGGGGTCACAGTTGTTGGCTGACAACACCTCTATTGCTGGCCCCAATGCGGTGGCTTTGGCAGCAGGGATTATTTATTGGATGGGCGTAGACAAGTTCTACAAGTACGACGGACGGCTGCAAACGCTCAACTGCGACTTGCTCAGGTATGTCTACAACGACATTGATCGGAGCCAGTTTGAACAAGTATATGCAGCCACCAATGAAGGTTTCAGTGAAGTATGGTGGTTCTACCCCAGTAACGGTTCTACGACCAACGACAGCTATGTGGTTTTCAACTACATAGAGAATGTCTGGTACTACGGCACTATGGCACGAACTGCATGGTTGGATAGCGGTCTTCAAGACTACCCGCTTGCAGCGACATACAACAACAATCTTGTCCAGCACGAACTGGGAGTAGATGACGGAACAACCGCCACGCTTGCTCCAATCAACGCATTCATCACCTCGTCCCAGTTTGATATTGGCGACGGGCACGACTTTGCATTTGTCTGGAGGATGCTGCCAGACTTGACCTTTAATGGCTCCACTGACGGGACAACGCCTAGCTTGACCATGCAGCTTCTGCCTTTGCAAAACTCTGGCTCTGGTTTTAACAACCCCAAGTCAGTCGGTGGAACTAGCAGCAGCGCAGAGGGTACAGTCACAGCAACCCAGACCTACCCCATTGACCTAGACACTTACAACGGGCAGTTGAATATCCGGGTCAGGGCACGGCAGATGGCGATGAAGATCAGTTCCAACACCCTTGGCACTCAATGGCAGCTAGGCGCTCCAAGAATTGACATCCGCCAAGACGGCAGACGAGGCGGGTAATGGCACAAAAGAACGTAGTAGCCCCCCGGCTACCTAGCCCCCCGCAGGAGTATGACCCTGTTTACATGAACCAATTGTTGAGTTTGTTGCGGCTGTACTTCAACCAACTGGACAACGCTGGGCCAATGGCCGGGTCTACACAAACTAACGGAACCGATGTAGTATCGGGCTTGAGCTTTTTTCCTACGTCTGGCACTTCCCCCAGCTTGCCGACGGATGCTGACTTCGCCAATTTAAGGATTGGGGACGTTTACCGAGACACCACTACGGGTGCAACCATCAACAGCCAAGTGCTTAGAATAAAGACCGCATTATGAGCCTCAGAAACGACCCCAACTATTTCCCCCAACCCGATGTACCCACTAACGGTAACTACGGTAGTAATTTTGGCAAAGAACAGATGTACTACGGCTACTCGCCTAGTTCTGCAGCTATTGATGCAGCTAATGCGGCGGCTGGAGAAAAAACCTACAGTAGCGGAAAGTACGTGTACAACCCAGCAACGGGTCAATACACATGGGTCCCCGCTGGTGCCGCTACTCCGACCCCGACAACTCCGACAACCCCAGTAACCACGCTAGAACCTCCCGGTGGTGCAGAGAACGGGCAAAGTCCGGGTCCGGGCGGCGGATACGGTATTCCCGGCGCTACTAACATCAATGGCGTTAGTGGACCAACTACGGGTTTAGCTTCGCTTGCAAATAGCGCAGCAGCTAGGCTCGGTAATATGAGCATAGACCCCATTACGGGGCAACAAAAACCCGGACTTTACGGTAGTGCGCTACGAGGCATCTCAGATGCACTTGCCAGAAACGTAGACCCAAGTTTTAGTCACGAGGGGCGTACAGGTCGTGGCGTAGGTTCCGTTGACATTGACGGCAAAACAGTTGATAAGACCGACTTAGGTTCTTTCAATATCGGGCCCACCGGTTTGACCGCAATAGACGCCCCCACGGCAGCGGAATCCCAAGCCCGTGCAGATGCTGTTTCAGGTGCTACGGCTGCTCCCATTGGCCCTGATAGTGGCCCATCAAGTGGTGCTGAAAGTGGTAGTGGTTATGGGGAGGGTCTTGGGGCAGGCTACGACAAAGCTAATGGCGGTGTAGTTGGGCGTTTTGCTCACGGTGGTCTAGGCTCCCTCGGCGGTTACTCAGACGGTGGCAGGCTGCTGCGTGGGCCGGGTGATGGGGTGTCAGATAGCATCCCGGCAACTATTGGTAGAGCAAAAAAACCTGCGCGACTTGCCGACGGGGAATTTGTGGTTCCTGCGCGTATCGTGTCCGAGCTAGGCAATGGGTCAACTGAAGCGGGTGCGCGTAAGCTGTATGCCATGCTTGCTCGTATTCAGGCAGGACGTAAAAAGTCTGTTGGTAGGGGCAAAGTAGCCGTTAACTCACGCATGGATAAACACCTGCCAGCATGAAAATACAGTATGTCGCCTCAGAGTGGGTGAACTATACTTGGGACAAGGTTGAGGGGTTTATATCCGATGCGTTGGCTCATTCCAATGGGGACTACACAGTAACGCATGCTAAGGTATTCGTAACCCAAGGTAAGTGGGCACTGATCGTCGCGGTTGATGATTCTGGTGTTATCCACGGTGCAGCGACAGTTGAGTTTTTCAATCGCCCTAATGATCGGGTTGCATTTATTACCGCTATAGGCGGTAAGCTAGTAAGCAATGAGGATACGTTTGAGCAACTACGGGCCTATGCAAGGTCTATGGGTGCTACGGCTATCGAAGGTGCTGCTAGGGAATCAATTGCTAGGCTGTGGCAACGCTACGGCTTTAAAGAAAAATACCGTATTGTTGGGGTAAAGCTATGAATATTTTGGACCTGAAACGCAAGCTGATGCCGTTGAACGGCTTTATGGGCGGCGGTTCCCCTGCTTCTTCAAGTGGCACATCGACTACGGGTTTACCCGACTGGGCTAAAGGCTATGCGCAAGACACGTTAGCCAAACAAGCCGCGCTTGCAGCCCGACCCTACGAAGCCTATGGGGCTAACCGTATTCAAGGTTTTGACCCCATGCAGGTACAAGCGCAGGACCAAGCTGCGAACATGAAAACCTCCCCCCTTACAGCGCAAGCGGCGGGTATAGCTGGGGACATCGCTAATAAAGCCAAATCGGCCTCTTATTCTCCGAGTGAATTTGGCAGTCAGTTTTCTGCGCCAAATCCATATGGGGCTAGCGCGTTTAGCAATCAGTTTTCTGCACCAGATAAATATACATCTAGCAACTTTGACTACAACCAAGTTAATTCTCCAACCCTTACTGCCTATCAAATGCAAGGGCCAGCGGATGTGTTCGGCCAAAAAACTTCTGCTGCCCAGTTGCAAAAGGCTCCCGAAGTCTCCGCTGCCCAGTTGCAAGGACCCGAGCGTACAAGTTTTGAACGCGCTGAGGCCGAACGAATCCAAGCGTTGCCCTTGCGCGATTTGCAAATGCAGGCTGCAGGGGATATTTCAGCAGAACGTATCGGCACAAATAGTTTTACCCAACCCGGCACTGCCGATGCCTACATGTCACCGTACATGCAGAGTGTCGTCGATATACAAAAGCGAGAGGCTGCACGGCAATCGGGGATTCAAGGAACGCAGCAGCAAGCACAGGCTGCTCAAGCGGGGGCTTTTGGCGGTTCGCGGGACGCTATCATGCGTGCAGAGCGGGAGCGAAATCTTGCTCAACAGATGGGGGATATACAAGCTACGGGGTCACAAGCAGGTTTTCAAAACGCACAGCAACAGTTCAATGCAGAGCAAGCAGCACGACTTCAGGCAGCACAGGCTAACCAACAAACAGGTCTTACTGCTGCGCAGGCAAATCAAGGGGTTCAGCAACAAGCGGGACTTCAAAACCTAAGCGCTGGACTGCAGACGCAAGGGCTTCAAGCGCAAACAGGGCTTCAAGCCCAGCAATCTAATCAGCAGACCGGGCTGCAGGCGTTGTTAGCAAATCAACAAGCTGGTATGCAAACGGGGCAGTTCAATTCTCAGATGGGCTACAACACCAATCTGCAAAATGCTCAGTTGGCGCAACAAGCGGCACTGTCAAACCAATCGCTAAAAGGGCAGTATGGTCTGCAGCAAGGGCAGTTTAACCAAGCCGCATCAATGCAAGACGCTCAGTTGGCGCAACAAGCGGCACTGGCAAACCAGCAAGCCGGTTTGACCGTAGGACAACAAAATCTCGCGGCTAACCTACAAACACAGCAGCTTGGTTCTGGACAAAGTATGCAGGCACAACTTGCCAATCAGCAGGCGGGTTTAACTGCGCAACAAGCAGCGGAGCAGTCTAGGCAGTTTGGTGCTAATCAAGGTATGACTAGCGCTCAGATGGCCGCTCAGTACGGACTAGCTGGGCAACAAGCAGCGGAGCAGTCTAAGCAGTTTGGTGCTAATCAAGGTATGACTAGCGCTCAGATGGCCGCTCAGTACGGACTAGCTGGGCAGCAAGCAGCGGAGCAGTCTAAGCAGTTTGGTGCAAACTACGGCATGCAAGGACTTCAGACAGGTCTGACTGCCTCAGGGCAGTTGGGTGGTTTGGGTGCACAGCAGTTCCAGCAAGGTATGGATGTCAATCAGTTACAAGCTGCCTACGGTGCGCAGAAACAAGCTATGGGGCAGCAGGGGCTGAATCAAGCGTACCAAGACTATCAGAACCAGCGGGAGTACCCGCAGCAACAGTTGAGCAACATGGCTAACATGATGCGTGGCCTTCCGATTGGCAGCACCACTAATTACACCGGCACTCAAAATCCGGGTTCACCATCGTTTGGTCAGATGTTAGGTTCCGCAGGCTCTGCTGCTTGGGGTCTGAAACAATTCTTTGCTGATGGCGGTAGTGTTGATAGCCAACAGAACATTGAGTCCATCGTATCCAAGTTGTCAGATCAACAGTTGACTCAGGCTGAAGAAGCGGCGAAAGCCCGTGGGGATCAAGAGCAACTGCAGGCCATTCAAATGGAGAAAGCTGCCCGTGCCTCTATGCAGCGTGGTCTTGGCGCTATGCCCGTAAACATGGACGAGATGCTGCCGACTGAACAGAGCATGGCCCGTGGCGGCATCGTTGCTTTTAATGGGGCCAGCGGTAGCGATGTTTCTGGGGGTGATGGCGAAGAAGATGAAACTAATGCTCCCGCCCAAGGTCCGGGCAATCCGGTGGTGTACAACGAAGCACTCCAAAACCAACTGGCGCAAATAAAGGCTCTTGCTGGCTTTAAGTACAAGTCTATGGACCCGGAAGAGTACGACCGACGTATTGAAGCTCGGAGGGCTTCTTTGCTCAAAGGGGCTGGAGAAACCCCCTACGCAGGTATGCGTGAAGACGTTAAGCGCATGGAAGAAGACAGCGCCAAGAATCTAAAGGAGGGTAGGGGCCTAGCGGCACTCCAAGCTGCTGCAGCTATGCTCGAAGGCAATAGTTTTTCCCGTGCTGTGGGGGCAGGGGTTAGTACGTTTGCTGGTGCTTATAGTGCAGCAGCTAAAGCTAGCCGAGCAGAAAAAGATGCGCGGCAACGGAAGTTGGAAAACATTGCTGATGCCGAGCGCAAAGAAAGAATGGGTCTCAATACAGCCGCTATTGCCGCTGCAGATCAAGCGCGGAAAGACCACCAAGACGAACAAAAAGCCGGAGCTGAAAAAATTAAGAATATGGGCGTGCTGTATAGCGGACTTGCTCGCTCTGCTAAACCCGGTGCTGTTAAAGCCCCAACACCTCCTAAGGCTGCTGAATTGGCTATCCAGTCTGCGGTTAAGACTCGTATGGCTAGAGAGAAGCCAAAGGGGGATGAGACTCCTGAGATGATGCAGGACCGAATTACTTCCGAAGAGTCTAATCGTGTGTTAGCCATGCAGCAGCAGAGGCAGATTTTTAGCATGGCGGATATAGGTGGGACAAGTGCCGCGCTCAAAGGTGAGTCACAGGACACCACTAAACAAAAATACGCTAGCGAAGCAGCGGCTAAAGCACGAAAAGACGTATCAATAACTATACCGTTTATAAATGCTTCCGACCCAGTTAGAGCACAGATGTTGGCGGACGCAGAAAGTAAAGCGTACGCTGGTTACAACTTGAAACCCCCCCAAACCACCCCTGCTCTCGCTGCCCCCGCTAAAGCTGCCGCTGCTCCTGCTAAAACTGTGCCAGCTTCTCAAATCCCTGCGGGGACTACGTTTGGAAAAGCTGTACCCGGAAAAGGAACTGAAGTTCTCAAGGATGGTAAAGTTATAGGCTACGCAAACTAACTAGGTACGGTATGGCTCAGAAATTCACTTCTTTTACGCCGCTAGAAGAAGCAGCGCCTACATTTACCACGTTTACACCCATAGAGGAGCCAGAAACAGGGAGAGCGCAGGGCTTATCTGCGCTCTTCCCATCCGTTATGCGTGGTGGTCGGGGCCTTGTGTCTCTGGGTGGTGATGTACTTCCAGCTATGGTCGGCAAAGCATTTGGCGCAAACGAGTACGCCACAAAGCAAATGCAGGAGGCTGCGGCTTACAATAAAGAAACCGAAGAGCGTTATCCCGCCGCTGTTGGCTCGTACAAAAACGTCAAGGACATTGGTACTGGGTTTACTTACGTAGTTGAAGCCGTAGGCGAAGCTATCCCGTCGCTCATCCCGAGTTTGTTTACTGGTGGCGTTGCGGGCATAGCAGGACGCAGTGCAGTGGCTGCTGCTAAACTGGCTGCAGAAAAAGCTGCTGTGGCCCAAGCGGCCAAGGGTGCTACCGCAGAGGTAGTAAAAGACGCTGCCATGAAGGCGGGCGTGGCTGCGGCTAACAAGGTAGCCCTAAAGTACCAAGCGGTTGGTGCTGTCGCTGGCTCCGCTGCCCAGAACGTACCTGATGTTTTCCAGAACATCTACGAGAAGACCGGCAAGATGGACTTGGGTACCGCCATTGTGGCGGGCGGGTTTAATGCTGCGCTGGATGCAGTGCTGCCCGTTATGCTGCTGCGCAAAGCTAATATAGGGGGCATACCGTCGGAGGCAATTGCTGCAGCTTGGTACAAGCGCATGGGTAAGGGCGCGGCGGTGGGGTTTGCAACCGAGGGTGGTACCGAGGCTGTTCAGGAGATGTCGAGTGCTGCGGCTGAAAAGTTTGTAGACAACAACCTCAACTTCTTCACCGAGAAAAACTTTGAGCGGTTTATTGATGCGGGCCTAAAAGGCGGCATCGGTGGTGGGGCTATTACAAGTGCTACAGATGTCGTAACCGGTAAAGGGCCGGAGAAAAAAACTCCTGAGCCAAAAGGCTTTACCTCGTTCACACCGATTACTCCTGCTACCACACCCACCACACCCACTGAAAAACAACAGGCTCGGCAGGATGCAGTTGCGCAGCGTGCACAGCAGCTTGAGGAGCAGAGCGGTATTACCGCTGATGATGCTGTCCGTATTGCCGAGGATGACATTGCCGCCGAGGAAGCCAAGATTGCTGGGTTGACTGCATTCAATGCACCGAAGGTTGAGCAGGCTGTTAGTGGCGCGGAGATGGAACGAGAGTCGCCAGTAAAGATTCGTGCTACTGAGCTTATTGACGCGGGGATGGACCCCCAGACTGCGTACGCAACAGCCCAGCAGCAAGTGCAGGAGGGGGTAGAAAACGATGTCCTCGCAGGAGAAGAAGGTGCCAGAGATGTTACAGGACCTAAACTTACAACAAGTAGAAAGCGCACTGCAGTGGTTAGCAAACCCATTGCAAGAGCCCCCGCCGCAGGACCTGCAGCACCTACAGGAGTTGGAGTGGTTCCTCCTGCAGAGGATGTTGGACTCTCTGATGTGGGAGAAACGACTCAACCCGCTGCAGTAGCTGAAGCCCCCACGGAACAAACCGACGACACTGCATTTGTACCCCCTGCCGACGCAGTAGCAACGGAACCCAAACCCGCAGCAGCGCCAAAGGTAGCTAAGGTATCAAAAGCAGCCAAGGAAATGCCGCCCCAGTTGGTTGATTTAACTGTAGCCCAAGCCGCGACTGACCCTGCGGAGATGCAAAAGCACCTTGCCGACATAAAAGCAGAGTACGATACGTTTCTAAGTACAAACGGTAGCCGCCCCAAAAAAGATACAGACAGGCGCGTGCGCTTTGATGCGCTTAACACTGCGTTCCGAGAACTGAAGGCAAAGTTAGAGCCAGCGGTTGCCGAAGCCCCAGTAGCCGAAGCCCCAGTAGCCGAAGCCCCAGTAGCCGAAGCCCCAGTAGCCGAAGCCCCAGTAGCCGAAGCCCCGGTAGCCGAAGCCCCAGTAGCCGAAGCCCCAGTAGCCGAAGCCCCGGTAGTTGAAACCACCACTGCCCCCGCAGAGAAAAAACAACCTGTGGTGTACGAAAAGGGTGCATACATACCACCGGATGAAAAAGGTGGAGACCCTAGAGCATCGGCAGGATTTAAGGTACTAGACGAAGATAACGATCTTTCGGAGAACCTAGCTGGTGCTACGCTCATAACCGGTATGAACACCGCAAGTAGAAATGCTGGCGATGGGTCTAGGCTGCTTAAAAGCATCACCGATTGGGCCGACAATAACGGCACAACACTGGCACTTGTACCCGCTGCGTCTCCCGATGCTGAGCTAGGCGGGTTGTCCCAAGAACAGTTGAAAGACTGGTATGCGCGGAATGGGTTTGAGGACCGCGCAGATTACATGGTGCGGGAACCCGCTGGCAAAAAAGCCGAAGCCCCAGTAGCCGAAGCCCCAGTAGCCGAAGCCCCAGTAGCCGAAGCCCCAGTAGTTGAAGCTCCAGTAGCCAAAGCCAAAAAACCTGATAGCTGGGCGGATTTTGTAGACGACATATCAAAAGAAGTTGACCGAGAGCTTGCTATTGAGCAACCAGAGTACGAGGGGTATGAGCGTGAACTGCATCTCAGTAAGAGTGCGTATACGCAAGCTAAGGGCACGTCCACAATTACCCCCTTACTCAATGCTGAGCTTGCAGAGGAGCGACAAAAGCGCCGTGCGCGGTTAGAGACTTCAGCCGAAGCGTACAAAAAAGAAAAATCGGAACGGGCCACCAAAAGAGAAATTGCAGAAGCTGCGGAAACAAAACCCACCGAAGAAACTAAAAAGCGGGCTGGTGCGGTGGATGTTGTGGAGAGATCATTAGAGATTGTTGGTGCTCTCCAAGAAGTAGCTGGGTCTACAAGTTTTCCTGTGGGCACAAGAACAAACGCAAGGAAGTACTTAGCTGAAATTGCTCGGGCTAACAGCGAAAACGAAGCCCCAGAAGGCAGCTTGGAACCAGCGTTCCTTTTCCTAACAGACCTAGCCAGCAAACCCCGGTTCATAAGAACTGGCAGTAACAAGTCGCTTCCGTCTATTGGCAAGGCAAAGGTTCAGTCGATAGTAGACCTAGTGGCTTCCCGGTGGGGTAATGCTCCTACTGTGGTGATTGCGGACAACATCAACGATGCAGTGGTGCCCGCTGAGCTACAAAAAGCCGACGCGGACGCCAAAGCTAAGGGGGCTACTGGTGTACCTGCCGGTGTGTTCTACAAAGGTAATGTCTACATCTTTGCTGACCAGATGAAAACGGCAGAGGAAACAGTACGCACTCTTCTGCACGAATCCCTTGGGCACTATGGCTTGCGCGGTACATTCGGGGAAGACCTGAAACCAATCTTGCAGCTTGTGGCAAAGAACTTCAAGACGGAAATGGATGCGCTAGCCACAAAATACGGCCTTGATCTTAGTGTTGAGAAAGACGTACTAGAGGCTGCGGAAGAGGTTCTGGCTAACCTAGCACAGACAAAGCCAACTGTGGGTGTGGTGCAACGGGCGATTGCTGCAGTGCGCAGGTTCCTCCGCAAGATTGGCGTGGACGTAAAGCTGTCTAACAAAGACCTGATCGCCAACTACATCATGCCCGCCCGTGCCTTTGTTGAGAACCGGCGCATTGAACGTGCGATTGGTGGGAAACCGGGATTTAGCCGTACCACCGAAGAAGCAGAGAACCTGACTCCAGAGCAATCCAAGGTGTTGGAGGATACTGTACGTACTCAGGAAGAAATTGATAAGGCTGTAGCTAAAGCAAAGTTCAAGTTCGAGGAGTCTGCCAAGGCGCAGAAAGCAGCCAAGGGTGTGTCGGTCTTGCAGATGGCTACGAACCCCCGCAAAGTCATTCCAGCGATGCGGGACCTGTGGAAACGCGCTACGTCAGCGCAACGCAACCTGCTTGTAAAAATCCCACCGACCAGCTTCTTGACGGATTGGGTTGGCAATGCTGTGCCTGAGCTTCAGAATACGTACAAGCTGATGCAGCGTATGGGTGGCATGACTGAACAACTACTGAACGCTGCGGGTGAACTGACTACCGAAGTACAGCGAGCATTTCAAGCAGACCCAACCCTACGCGGCAAGCTGGACGAGCTAACGTCTGTGGCTACGCTGGCAGAGGTGGACCCCGGAATGATTGATACCGCTGAGCGCAGTAATGTACTGGACAAAGCGTGGAAAGACTTGGGGTCAGAAGGTCAGCGCGTGTACAAGCGTATTCGGGATCACTTCGATGTGCTGTCCAAGTACCTGTCCAAGTTGTTGGACGATCAGGTCAACTCGCTGAGCATTGATGCGGAAGCCAAAGCCAACATCATGAAGAAGATCAGGGCTACTTTCGAGAAAGGTAGTCGGATCAACCCCTACTTCCCACTGGTGCGGGAAGGTGACTTTTGGTTGTCTATGGGCTCTGGCGAAACCCGTACGTTCTTCATGGCTGAGACGGCAGCGGAGCGGGATAGAGCGGCCCGAGAGTTTGCTACGGAGAAGATCAAACGAGGTGCTAATGAGTCAGAGGCAGCGTTCGAGAAGCGCGTTGACGAGAAGCTGGATGAACTTGAGAAAGACCGTGAGTTTGAGATGGGGGATGACATTTCGTCCCTACGTTCAAAAACGTACTCTCAAGGCGAGGGCAAAATGCTCACCGGGGTGTTTGACGCAATTGACAGCACAAACTTCACCGACCCTGAAGCTGCCGGTATTCTAAAAGACGCTATCTACCAGACCTTTCTGGAGACCATGCCTGATCAGATTTTCCGCAAGCAGTTCATACACCGTAAGGGGGTCGCTGGTTTCCGGGTCGATGTGCTGCAGAACACGGCGCATCTATCTGCGCGTATGGCTACTCAGCTTGCCCGAATCAAATACTCCCCACTGCTCCGCAATTCGCTGTCGGCAGCAAAAGACTCTATCCGGGGTCGCCGAGCGTTCGAGCCGTTCGTAGCCGAGATGGCGTCACGGGTGGACTCTGCTCTTGCGCCTAAGGCAAAATCGGTAGGCGCAGCCGTGGCTGGTGGTCTTAACAAGGCGGCGTTCATCTACTACCTTAGCGGTGCGTCCTCCGCATTGCTGCAGCCTCTGAGCCTTTTCCAGACTGGTATGCCGGTGCTGGCTCGTTACGGTGCATTCAAAGCTACCCGCGAGATGGGGCGAATGCTCAAGGTGTGGTCGCAGTTTGGTGTGTACAAAACCAATGCCGATGGGTCTAAATCTTGGGTTGCCCCGTCGATACTGAACGCTAAGGACACAACCGCGATAGAACGCAAGGCGTACCGGGCAGCGGCAGAGCTAGGGCTATTTACCTCTACACAGGCTTCCTCCGTGTTTGAGTACAAGGCTACGCCGACCGACGAACTGAAAGGCCCCAAAGAGAAACTTGCTCGGGGTACTGTGGATGCCCTAGTGCTTGGTGGTTTGATGAACTCGTCAGAGCGTATGTCCCGCGAGGCTATGTTCATGACCTCGTTCCGACTCAATATGGAGCAGCATGGGGACTTTACCCGTGCGGTCAGTCAAGCAACGTACGACACCAACGAAGCCTTGGGTGACTACGGCGAGAGCAATCGCCCTGCATTCATGAAGAACTCGGTGGGCAAGGTGCTGACTCAGTTCATGATGTATCCCCTGCACGTAACGATGTTCCTACTCAAGAACTTTAAGGAGATGGTCAAGCCCATGAATGGCCGGTCTCGCGCAGAGGCTAGCTACAAGTTCTTTGGCACCTTGGGCACTACGTATGTTCTGGCAGGTGCTACTGGCTTGCCTATGTTCAGCACTGTCATGGGACTACTCGGCGCAGCATGGGAAGAGTTGAAGGACGACGATTGGGATGAGGACATGCGGGCTCTGGGCTTTGAGGCATGGTTTACGAGCAAGTGGCTGCATGACCAACTAGGAGAAACCAAAATTGGTGATGTCTCGCTGTCAGACTTGTTGTTGCGCGGCCCTGTCAATGCGTTTACTGGAGTAGACATAGCTGGCCGCACCGGCATGAACAACCTCTGGACTCGTGAGAGCAAGGAGGAAAAAACCATCCGCGAAAGCGCTACAGCTTTTGCACTGGAGAAAGCTGGCCCTGCGGCAAACATGATTTTGTCTGTGGCTGATGGTGTTGACGCCGCTATGCAGGGGGATTACGCTAAGGCTGTTAAGAAGTGGGCACCTGCTGGCTTCCGAAACTTTATCAATGCACATGAGCTTGCTACAGAAGGTGCAAAGGATAACAAGGGTGCGCAAATAATGACCACGGATGCGTTTAGCACGGGTGAACTCATAGCGCAGACGATAGGCTTCCGGTCTGACCTACTTGCGAATACGCAGTACACGGCGTTCAAAGTTATCGGGGCTCAACAGAAGATAGCCAACGAGCAGATCAAACTCCTTGAGAATCTAGATAGGGAGTTCCGAAACAATAACGCTGCTGGGTACAGTAAGCAGTTTAACAAGATAGCCGACTTCAACAGGCGCTACCCTAGCTTTGCAATGGATTTGGATCAGATAGGTAACTCGCTTGAGGCGCGTATGGAGCGCCGTGGCACCGCGTACATGGGTGTTGTGCCAACCGAGAAGAACCTAGTATTGTTGGATGCGTTGAGGCATTCCGGTCGACGGGTGGCAGAAGCTGAACGCAAAGGCAGAGAGCCATAAAAAAACCCCCGGTGAAGACCGGGGGTAAGGCGGGGTTGCCGCCAAGGAGAGAGGGCACCAACAAAAGCCTAGTGTACATCAAACCCTCCAGATGCGCAGCCCTTTTATGCCATCTTCGATTACAACTTTTATCACGACATCCATCTTCAGTCGCTCGGTTACGGTGAGTACAGATTTCTTGGCTGCGCGGTGGTCGATGCAGGGCACAAAGAATGAGTACCCCTTACGAAACTTTGACCAGTCAATCTGATACGAGACTGTCTCTATCTTCATTTGCCAACAGTGCATCTACTTGCAGGAACTCGGAGTTGGATGCGTTGAACTTGAGGACACGCACTGCGGGTGATACGACCTTCATCCCCTTTGACATCCGCTTATTTGTGGCTTCCATGAACACCTTTGTTTCGGTCAACTTGATCAGCAGGGTCCTGTAGTTCACTTGCCGTTCTACGCAGAAGTCCTTGAACTTCTTAGCGGAAATGTACAGGTGCTTGGTATCTGGCTCGTAGCGTATCAGTAGCTCCCCACGTGGCTCTAGGCTAGGCATAGATACCAAGTTGCTTCGAGCATCCACTTCGCCATTGACCACCAGCGTGTTGAGGATGTGCGAGTTTATGAACTCACCGAGTGCAGATGCCGGGTTAATAGCAGTAGGTGGCTTCACCTCATGGCGCATTTCAGACAACATACCTTTGAGCCATGCGTACACACCGGCCATGTCATAGTCGTGTAAGCCAAGGTTTCTTGCGATCAACCCACCAGCGATGTTGCACGCTGCCTGTGCTGACCAGTAACGCTCTCGACTAGTGAACTGCACCTCCTTGTCGATGCGGGCCTGAACCTTCTTAACTAGCTCCTTGGCCTCCTCCAAGTTGTTGACCAGCCAGCTTATGTATATCTCACCTGCATGGCCGTAGTTCTCATTGAGTTGGTGGTCAAACATCTCCTTACCTACAGCCACACCAATCACGTTGTTGGGCTCAATCTTGTACTCCATCAAGCGCACAGACTCACCATCGGGCGAGTTCTTGAGCAGCGACAGCTTCTCGTGAAAGCTGGCGTTAGCCGACGCTAGTGTCATGTTTTTCCATGAGGTGTTGTTAAGGCGCAGTGCGTTGGTTGAGCCCGTCATACGGTTCTTACCTCGACCATGACTGATACCGTACGCAAAGTCCGAGAAGTCTGCGGGGCGCATGTTGGTAATCTCGTCTACGGTATTGGGCAGGTTGTTCATTACGCCTAGCTGCTGCATCTTTGCGTTAAACGTGTCCTTCTCAATTGCCATCAACTCCTTGGGTTGGCCGTACACGCTATTGCACATACGCAAGATGGTGGACTTACCAGAGCCAGCCTCTTCATGGATCACGTTGAGTATTGCCCCGTCCAAACCAGTAAACGGCATGAGCGGTGAGCCGAATGCTGTGAGTGCTGCAAACGCATGGGGCTCCATACCGGGCCGAGCGTATAGATTGAACACTTCCTTCCATTTATCAAAAGTACCCTTGGGGTGAATCTTCTCCGCAAAAAATTCTGTGGCTGTTGTCGGCGGGCTGTAGAACACCCCGTCTTTAGTGATCTCTCGGTCACCCATGATGAACTTGCTGTCACCCTCTACCCATCCGAATTGTGTTCTCATAATGTCTGCTTTCTTTGAATACTGTAGGTTCTTAATGAACGTGACCACGTACACGGCCAAGTTCTCATACTGCTTGTGGTGTGCCATTACACCTTGTTGGGCTAGTGCCTTACGCAACTCATCCTTGGACGATATAGCTGCTGTTGATATTGCAAACTCTCTAACGCCGTCATGCGGTAGGTGTAGGCGAAACAGAATAACTTCCCCCGCTTGAGGGTCCCGCATGCGCTTCACCACGTACAAGTCGTGCTCATAGACCATCTCAGGGTCTGCTTCATCGTCTATCGGCTTCCTGTAGACACCACCGTTCTTACCTCGGAAAAATGGAAACGGATACTCAGGTATGGTTACAGTCTCCACCCCCTCCTCGGTCTCTACGGCCACCTCGTTGTCGGCGTCATCGGCCTCCTCTATCTCAACACCAAGCACGATGGGGGACTTGATCTTCCCCTTATGCTGGCAGTCGGTGCACCCTGCCGGGTTTAACTTCTCAAACGTAGCACAGCGGTGTGGACCTCCATGCTTCACGATCTGCTCCACCTTGCGCTCTACCTCGTCAGGGTCATAGCCCGGATGATTGCTCGATAGCTTGTGTGCTGCCTTGTCCTTGTCAATGCAAAATGCGGCGATGGATAACGCTGACCTCCACAATGGCTCGTCTACATCTGCTTGGTGCTCAAAGCAGTGTAGTAGCTGGTTACAGCCCGTGCCGTTAGCCGACTTCATCATGATGGTCTTGAACCGCTTGATCTTGTTGCCCATCAGAGCTTCCATCATGGGGCTCATAGCACGGGGGATAAAATCAGGCCGCTCTTCCTTGGGCTCTGCTGCCCCTAGTATCTCTTTCAGTTGTGCGTACTCTATACGTGCACTGCGTTCGTTGATCACCTCTACGGGTTGTGGCTCGCTCTGCTTGAAGTTGAACGTGCCGGGTATGCGCAATATGCGCGATGCTTCAAACACCGACGGGTCCACGATGAAACTCTGCTCGACGCAAAGCTCTCGGAGTCGTTCGGCGAGTGGTTCCCATTCTGCACGGGAGACCGTCTCTTTAAGTAGCCAGTAGGCGTGAATCCCATAACCGGAACTCACTAGGATAGGTCTTGGTAGGCCAACGGTTATGCAGAACTTTTGAAACTCGCTAAGCCCTGTTGCTTGGTCGATGTAACCCTTGATAACGCCCTTCTCATCCGGTGCTGCCTTCGTGGGGCCGCAGTCGATATCCATCCATAGTGCGCGGAAGTACGTGGCGTTGGCGTGCGTGCGGTTGTTCAGGGGGCCGTATTTGGCGCAACCAAAATACGCATCCACACCCTTGGCTACAAACTGCCCGGCTATGGTATCAAGTTCTTCTCTAGTATCTACAAACTTCTGGTCTGGGTACCGCCCAATCCCCATCACACAGTAGCGCCCTTCTACGGGTAGCACCGCATCGAGTAGGTCAAAGTCGGACATGGTTGTCGAGTTACTTGCGGTTTCTGAGTGCGTGCAGATACTTGTTGATCTTGGCGGTGTGGCTAGCGCTGGGAGTCACTGACCCCCAGAACCAGTTGTAGACGGTGGCCCGACTTACGCCGAGCCTGTCCGCTACTTCACTGACCGAGATGCCGAGCTTTATGCAACGACTACCCAGATACACGCCACGCGAACTAACGTCTGCATTGTTGTTTGCATCGACTAGCCGCTGGCTGTATCCGTAGCTCATAGATTACTCCTCATCACTCCATGCAGCGAGCACGGAGTTCAAGTCGCGCTTAGCCGCAGGGGCTGGGACTTCCACCTTCTTGCTCTCTCGCTTGACCGGCTCAGCGACCTCCTCGGGCAATACCACAACATTTTCAAGTAAATCACCCGCGCCAACCGTAAAGGCAATCTTCACAGCCTTAGGGGCTGGCGCTACTGCCTTCGGTGCTTCCAGTTTGGTAACCCCGTCTGTCTGCGCTTGGAACGGCGTCATAGTCACCAGCTTCTGCACCTCGGGGGTGTTGCCCACCTTGGTAATCACATCGTAGTGGTGGCGCTTGATGTGCTCTACAGCAGTGAACAGAATCGACTGGTTGTCGTTGTTTTCATTGAAGCTCAGCTTGGTGATATACCAATCAAGACTCTTGCCGTTGTTGCCCAGATACTTGACGTAGCTCTCAAATACGTGCTCAGTAGCAGATGGGCTCTCACCGAACAAAGACTTGGACGCCAAGTTCATCTGATAGACCTCACCCTCAAGTGCGGTGCCAAAGTCATCTTCCAACAGCACGGCGATGCGGCGGGAGTATCGGCAAGCCTTCGAGTTACCCATGCCTGAACCTTTGATGTTCTGGGGGCATGAGTCGCAGCGGTCAGCCTGTCTGTTCACAGACCCAGCGTCGGGGACATTGCCGTCGTTGGAGAAGCAATCGGGAGGAACTGGCTTAGCGTCGGGGGTCCACTGCGCTGCGTAAAAGATGCGCCCGACCTTGGGGGATGAGTTGACGATGATGACGTTCAGGTCACCCTTGATCTTGCCCATCTCCTTGCCGCTGATCTCCTTGCGGAAGATGCCGTTCTTAGGCACGATACGCTTCGTGCCCGCGCTGCCCATGAGGGACTTGGTAAGCTCGCTGATGCCCGAGGCTTGCAGGAAGTCGGGAAGGTCTTGGTCAATAACTGTAATGTTGCTCATTTGATTCTTTCAGGGTTTTGGGCGTCTAACTACCACGGTGTACTCACTCTCGACATTCAGGCCCATAGGCAGAAGGTCAGGATTCTCAACGAGAAAGTCTTTCATGTTTGTCTGATGAAGTCGTTTCTCTAACAGGCCAAATGCACCTTGCTCCTTGATGAAGGTGTACATCGAATCCCAATCGTTCGTCCAGTACCGTGACTTGACCGAGCGAATGATTGTGCCGTGTTGGGTTTTGATGCTGCTTGCATTCAGGTCTTTGCACGCATCGAGCATGTTGGCTTCCAGCATGTCCATCTGTTCTTGTAGAACAGAGTCCTGCGTAGTGAACTCCGCTTTAAGCGTAGTCCGGGCGTCACGAATCTTGATGTAGACGTTCGCCAACATGTCTAAATTTGGGGAACTCTTACCCTCTGAAGTTTCTTCAGTCATCTAATACTCCTAATGGTTAATGAAGGTGTAGGCTACCTGCCTACGGAACTGACTATATCACAGGATTGTACATTGTCAAACGATTTCGGAAGAAATTTCTTGGCGGTACAGGTCAATGATTTTTTGGTGGTTGCCGATGTTGTTGCGCAACAAGGAGTAGACCTTGGCTTCCACTGGGCTCCCTGAGATATGTACGATGGTCATGTTGTTCTTCTGGCCGGGTCGGTCAATACGTGCGTTGGCTTGCAGGTATGTCTCTACGCTGGTGCAGGGAGCGTACCAGATGATGGTGTCGGCGGCGGTTAGGGTTAACCCGTGGGATGCAGCTTGGGGCTGGATGATGAGCACCTTTGGGTCCAACCGCTCTTGGAAGCTCTTAACGATGTCGCTGCGCTGGTTCAGGCTGACGGAACCGTTGATGACCTCGCACGTGATGTGTTGATTTTCGAGGTGCTTTTTTAACAGGTCGATAGTATGTGTAAACGGAACGAACACAAGGACTTTGTTGCTCGTCTCGTCGATGATCTCCTGCACTACGTTAAGCCGGTTGCTGACATCGAACTCTATTACCTCGTGGGCATCTGTGTACACCGACCCGCATGAAATCTGCAGCAGCTTACTGACCTGCACGGCGGCGTTGACTGCGGTGATCTCTTCCCCTGCGGCCTCGATGAGCATCTGCTTTCGCAGGATGTTGTAGAACTTCTGCTGCTGTGCGCTGAGCGGTGCGTCTCTGTCTATGAAGGTAACCGGAGGTAGATCAAGGCACTGGGCTTTCTCGAATCGTATTGCTGGCTGCAGTATCTTGTGCACCGTAGCTTGTGCGTTCGGCTTAGGCAACCAACGGTACATGCTCACCTTGGTCATCACCGTATCTTTGAACTGCCCAAAGAACGGCGACACTGCTGTGGGGTTGATCAGCTTAGCTAGGCCGTAGGCGTCGGCGGGAGATTGTGCTGCTGGCGTACCAGTAAGCATCCACAGCCCTTTGATGACCTTGTTGAGGTCCCGCAGTGCTTTCCATCTGTCCGTCTGTGCATTCTTATACGCCGACGCTTCATCAACGACGATGAGGTCAAACCCACCAGCCAGCAGTTCCTTTTTGACAACCGCAACCCCATCAAAGTTGATCACGACAAACTCAGCACCGCTGTTGATGATCTCCTTGCGCTTTGCTGCGCTACCGTGGGCAACGGCGACGGTCCTATGGATTGCAAACTTGAACAGGTCGTTCTGCCATGCAGCACGCATGATGGATAGGGGGCATATCACTAACACCCGTCTAACTGCTCTGACACTCATTAAGTAGTCAACCGCCCATATGACTGATGCAGTCTTGCCGGTACCCTGCTCGTTGAAGCAGAACGCCTTGCGGTTGGAAATCAAAAACTCTGATGTGACCTTTTGGTGGTCGAACGGCTCAAACCCATGTGGTCGGGGCCACTCATATTCTGATAGATTCATTTTTTCTTTGGCTTGTTGACCTTGACGGTATGGTCTGAGTTGCGTGTAAAGGAACGGTTGTCACTCGGCGACTTCAGCTTCAGGTTGCTCGGCGCGTTGGTGCCGCCTTTGCTCAGGGGAGTTACATGGTCGATGTCCTTACCTGCGCGGTCAACACCCTTAGCGTCCATCTCGTTTCGCGCACGCTGTCGATCCATCCGCGCAGGCAGTTCGCCCCGCTCAACTTGCTGCTGGTACTCTTTTTTGTACGGGCGTTTTTTGTTTACGTAAGGCATGGTTAGTCCTTTGTGATTGCTGATATTTTGTCATTTTCCCACAGGGGTTTGCGGCCATCTTCTTCAATTGAACGCAGCATCTTACCGACTGCTACGCTAATCTCCAACATCATGGCTGATTTATGTTGAGCAAAATGCGCTTCTATGGACTTGTCCACAACCTTGCGCACAACAACGGCCAGTATTTCAGTCACTCGGCGCTTCAATTCGTTTTCAAGAATGAGAGCGGTATCGGTTTCTTCGTTGGTCATTTTTAACTCCTGTTGTACTCGCAGTCCTTGACTGCACAAAATTTGCATAGTGGCCCACTAACGGGGTTCCACACTCCACTCTTTATTGCTGCTTCGATACGCGCAACGTCTGCTGCAGACTTGTCCATGTAGGTGTCCTTGAACTCGACGAACTGCTCGGCTTTGACGAACTCTTTACTCACTATAAAAAGGAGAGCGGACTTGACCCTCTTGATCTCCGGGTACTTCGCAAACAGGCCACAGGCTACAAGGTCCAGTTGCTTTTTGTCCGCATATCTCGCATTCTTGCTTGTCTTGTAGTCCACTGAGTGGGCCACTCCTGTCGTCCGATTGATAATCACCAGATCGGCTATTCCATGCCACCAGACATTCGGTGCATGGAAGTCACAAGCCTTCAGGTCTTTGGTCAGGCCCAGCCTCACTTCGCATAGCTTCTCGCCGGGGATTGCGTTGAGCGTGTCCAGCACACCTTGCATGTACTCAAACTGCGGGGGGATTGGTGTGCCCTTGCCGATGTAGTCCTCGGCCACAGTGTGTGCAGCCTTACCGTATAGCGTAGCCGTTGTGTCCGGGTCACGTACGGCGTCCGGGGCAACCTTAGCGTGGTAGTACTTGCGTGGGCACTGCTGGAAGGTCTTCAGCGAACTGAACGACCAGACGATGGGTTTAGAGTTCATGTAGCCCCACTCTGCCCATGCTCAAACCTTGCAGACCGTGCAGCGGCGTATGCGTCCACTACAGTTGGGTAGTGCATATGGGTGTGTACTTGCCTTGTGTCTATGTCCCAATCCTCGTCGCTGGAATCTAAACCATGAATCGGGTCTACATCTAGAAGTGAGGCTAGGTGAGATTGCTTAACAACCTCAAAACCGTAAGGCGTAAAGGAGCCATAGCTCTTTACAAGCCCTTTGTAGTGTTGGAGGATGGGGTGAAAATATATCTTGCTGCTTGATGGTTCGGGTATTTCGGAAAGCAGTAGTAGTCCTATATTTTTACCAATCGAGTCACTAAAGTTGGGCAGTATTCCTCCGAAATCGTGCATCTCGGCGTGTTTTTCCCAGTCTTTCTTGAGCGCGTTTGTATCGCCTTTGACTTCTACAAAAATCCCCTCTTCTCCGTATCTGCGCGGTAGGAAGAAGTCGGGAAGATACCGTACTATTTTGGAACCATACTGTTCTGATCCGGGGTCAGCGTTAGCAATGGGGGCATCCTCGTCGTATATTTCCTTTTGGTACCCTTCGTCTTCGTACTTCCAAGGTATGCCAAGAGTGTCAAAGAACACAGCCCACCTAGCTTCCAGTCTTGACCGGAAGTGGTAACCCTTGTAAAAAGTTTCAATAGCCTTAACAGTCTCCATAACTATCTCCATATCCTGATTCACAGTTGAGGGGTAGCTCCATTGCCCATATGGGACGGAGCCGCATGCACAGTTCGACGTATTCCTTAGCTATCTCGGCCTCGGCTTTGGGTGCAATGACTGCAATCGCATCGTGCACCGTCATGACCACACGGTACTTCTTTGCGATCCTTAGCATCTGCTCACCTATGATGATGCGGGCAAGTGCTTGGCATACGTTCTCGATTACCTTACCACCGTATATGCGGTTAGGGATAACTGCTTTGCCCTTCTTGGTGTCGTACACAACCTCAACCTTGCCAGTCTTCTCGTCCTCACGTATGCGCA